ACTGGCGCGAATGGAGTCTTAACCCAGTCGATCCTATGGTTACAGCAGAGGAGGATACCGATGAATAGCGACCCGGTTATAGAAAAAGCCGAATCTATTCTAGCGCACTACGGCGTGAAAGGTATGAAGTGGGGCACTCGTCGCGGTAATAGAAAAGCTAAAAAAGTTGTTAAAGCACGAACGCATAAACAAATAAAGGGCCTTGACGAAGAACAACTTCGTGCTGTTATTCAAAGAATGCAGCTAGAAAAGCAATATCGAGATCTACATAAAGCAACTCGGAACGAGGGTCGTGCGTTTGCTCTAGAGCTTGGCCAACTTGCTCTAAAGGGTGCGGTCGGAGCGTCCGGAGGTGTCGTAGGTAAAGAATTAGCGACAAAGGTTATTCAATCTGGAAAAAATACATCATCTAAAAAGGCCAAAACGCCATGACGACTAAAGATGAAATTATAGAAAAAGCCGAACTAATTCTAAAGACGAACGCTCTTTTAAATAAAGCGGATTCGATTCTTGAGCATTACGGAACCAAGGGCATGCGGTGGGGAACTCGTCGGTCAAACAAAAAGATGGCAAAACTGATCGATCAAAAGACGGCTCGCCAACTAAAAGGACTTAACGAAGAACAAATTCGTGCAGTTCTTGTTCGAATGCAACTAGATAAACAATATCGAGATTTAAAAAAGGCTAGTCGAAGTGAAGGGAAGGCGCTTGCTGTAGAACTTGGACATATTGCATTGAGAGGCGCAGTTGGCGCGGCCGCTGGCGCGGTTGGTAAAGAGATGGCCAATAAGTTCATGGGTAGTGGAAAGAAAGCATTTGCCGAAGAAGCTGCAAAAAAGACGCTTGAGGAAGATCTTACAGAACAATCTGTAAAAGCCGCTTTAAAGAGTGTCAAAAAGATAAAAAATAAAGGCCAAAAAAATGCGGTAAACCCGTTTTCACACCTGCCTCCTCCGCCAGATGGCGGTCTTACCCCAAATTATCGGTCCGCGCTTGGTTCTGGTTCTAGCTTTCGTCTACCTCCTCCCCCAAAATCTGGATTTAGACCACCTCCTCCAGGCCCAGGTTATAGACCACCCTCTCCAGGCTCAGGTTATAGACCTCCACCTCCGTCTACGCCACGTGGGTTTAAAACCGAAAACGGAAGAACTTTTCTCGACACCTCTGGCGTTTTAGTATTGCCGGCGCCTAAGAAAAAATCTTAAAGTTAATAGTATAGACGGCACTTCATTCAGCTAGAAAAAGGGGGTTGTGTTGTGGAGCTAGTACTAGATAATCGAGCAACCCCGAAGTATTACGGAGAATTCAGAGACAAAGTAATAAGAGGCGAGATACCTGTTTGTCGTGAGATATCCGACGAAATGAATCGGATTAATGATCTCATTGATAACCCAAACATTTATTACGATCGAGATGCAGTCGAAGGGTTTATTAAATACTGCGAAAACGAACTAACATTAACTGATGGTTCGGATCTTTATTTATTGGACATCTTCAAAGTTTGGGCCGAACAAATATTTGGCTGGTATTATTTTGTAGAACGAAGTGTTTATACGCCAGGCAAAGATGGAGAAAAGGGCCGGTTTGTTAAACGCACTCTTAAGAAACGACTCACTACAAAACAGTATTTAATTGTGGCTCGAGGCGCGGCAAAATCTATGTATGCTATGTGCATACAGGCATATTTTCTCAATGTCGACGTCTCAACGACGCATCAGATTACAACTGCCCCCACAATGAAGCAAGCCGACGAGGTAATGTCTCCGTTTAGAACGGCGATTACCAGGTCGAGAGGTCCATTATTTAAGTTTTTGACCGAGGGCTCCTTACAAAATACTACCGGTTCAAAAGCCAATAGAGTTAAATTAGCATCAACTAAAAAAGGCATTGAGAATCTTTTAACCGGTTCTCTCCTTGAGATTCGTCCGATGACGATTAATAAACTTCAAGGTCTGCGGCCTAAAATGTCATCAATTGACGAGTGGCTCTCTGGTGATATTAGAGAAGACGTTGTTGGTGCTATTGAACAGGGTGCATCAAAACTTCCCGATTACTTTATTCTGGCAATTAGTTCTGAAGGAACCGTTCGAAATGGCGCAGGTGATACCACCAAATTAGAACTTACCAAAATTCTTCGCGGTGAGTATCAAGCACCACATATCTCCATTTGGCATTACAAGCTTGACGAAATCGAAGAGGTTAATGACCCAGAAATGTGGGTTAAAGCCAATCCAAATATTGGCCTGACTGTAACATATGACGTTTATCAACTTGACGTTGAGCGAGCAGAGAAAAACCCTGCCGCTCGTAATGACATACTCGCAAAACGCTTTGGTATCCCAATGGAAGGGTTTACATATTTCTTCACTTATGAAGAAACTCTTCCGCACAAAGAATGTTCTTTCTGGAGATTACCGTGCTCTGTGGGCGCTGACTTATCGCAAGGCGATGACTTTACCGCGTTTACGTTTTTATTTCCATTACCAAATGGCAATTTCGGCGTAAAAACCAGAAGCTACATAACAACATTAACGCTTATGCGCCTTCCCGCAGCTATGCGAATGAAGTATGATGAGTTTATCGCGGAAGGCAGTCTACAGGTTTTAGAAGGATCTGTTTTAGATATGGTCGAGGTTTATGAAGATCTTGATCTATTTATAAGAACTTCAGAATACGACGTTCGCTGTTTGGGCTATGACCCATACAACGCAAAAGAATTTATTGCGCGTTGGGAGTTGGAAAATGGACCGTTTGGTATTGAGAAGGTTAGTCAAGGGGCTCGAACAGAATCGGTCCCTCTTGGTGAATTAAAACACCTTAGCTCTGAACGTCAATTGATATTTGACCAAGAGTTAATGTCGTTTGCAATGGGTAATGCTGTTACTTTAGAAGACACAAACGGTAATAGAAAACTTCTTAAGAAACGAACCGATGAGAAAATAGACAACGTATCTGCTCTGCTAGATGCGTGGGTCGCTTACAAAATAAACAAAGAGGCGTTCGAATAACGTCTTATTTAAGAAAGGTCAATCATGACTCAAGCAATTAAACAAGCCATCATTACTTCTAAGGATTCTTTGGACGCCTCCTCCGCTACCGAGCGCCTTGCGCTATTTGACGATAGTGGAGAACCATATACCGGGTTTAAGGATGTTGCGGACCTTGTTACTACCGCTACCGCTATTGGTACGGCGGCTAAGACCACGACCAGCGATGAGCCTACTGCGGGCACCATTGTCCCGATTAAGTTCACCAGCGGTAACTCGGCTAACAGCGCTACTGTTGCGTTTAATGGCGGAACGGCTCGCGCCTGCAAACTTGGTGGTACTGCTTCTACTGGAGCTAAGCTTGCTATTGCTGCCACCGGCGTTGCCTTGTTCTACTTCGATGGCACCGATCTCCATCAGCTTGGCGAGTACGTCTAGTTTTTATAACTGAAAGGTGTTACGTGTTAACTGATGACGAGATATATGAAATAGGCATGACGCTTGAGGAGAACGGACTTAGTCATTCTGAGATAGACACGTATCTTGAGCATGCTGGTGTAAAAGGTATGAAATGGGGTACGCGACGCCAGTTTGCTAAAGACGTAAACGCGCAACGAGATAAAGTTATAGATGTGGCTCGTGAATATGTAAATTCAGGAAAAGCAAAAAAGGATCTCTATACGGACAAAGGACAACGTGCTATAGAGCGCAAAACCTTGGGTAAAGCTGCTGCGCAAGCCCTTTTTGTTGATCGTCGAGATAACATCTATAAATTAGCTAATTATGCTACTCAGGCAAAAACTGGAAAAGAAACAGTGGTTAAACTTATTGGGGGGCCTGTTGGGTTAATGGCATATCAACAGATTAAAGGAACGGGACCCGGTTTAAGTCAGCGTCTTCCTGGAAATCCTCTGAATAATTATGCGTCTAGAAATAGACCAGAGGCGCATCGATTCTCAAGCACTCCTGTAAAAGTAGCTATGCTTAAAAAGCTGCTAACTACACCATAAACTAGAAGGAGGTGAACCGCATTGCCAATCAAAAATAGAATTTCAAACATGTGGAATGCATTCAGGTTGCACGAAGAAACGGCAACGCAATCGGCTCCAATGCTGCACACAGTAGGATCAAGCTCTACGGCTCGCCCCCATGCTATTCAAAGTCGTTATACAAACGAAAAAACTATTATTTCGTCTATATACACGCGCATTGCTCTTGACTTTTCAGGCCCTGACATTCGTCATATTCAGCTAGATGAACAAGATCGCTATTTAAAGACAGTTAATAGTTCTTTAAATACATGTTTTGTTTTAGAAGCAAATATCGATCAAGCACCTCGGGCGTTCCGAAAAGATATAGCAATGACCTTGTTTGATTCGGGCGTAGCTGCTATTGTTCCCGTTGATATAAAAATTGATCCCGACTCAGGTCGTATGGTTGAGATTTTGAACCTTCGGGTTGGTACTGTTGTTGAGTGGTATCCAAAACATATAAAGGTTCGTCTTTATAATGAAAATAAAGGCTTGCGGGAAGACATAGTTGTTGAGAAACGTTACTCAGCGATTATTGAAAATCCTTTGTATGAAGTAATGAATGAGACTAACTCAACGTTGCAACGACTTCGACGGAAGTTACATCTTTTAGATGCTGTTGATGAAATCTCAAGTTCCGGCAAGTTAGATTTGATTGTGCAAGTCCCATATACTATCAAATCAGAAGCAAGACGTGCCGAAGCAGATCGTCGCCGTGCCGATATTGAATTCCAACTTAAGGGTAGTCAATACGGAATTGCGTATACAGATGGTACCGAAAAGATTATACAACTTAATCGTCCCTCGGAAAATAATCTTCTTAAACAGGTTGAGTATTTAACTAATTTGTTGTATGATCAACTTGGTCTAACCGCCGCGGTTATGAATGGTACTGCTGATGAAGCAACCATGATCAATTACTTCAACCGAACGATAGAGCCACTATTAGACGCAACGGTTGAGTCTATGCGTCGATCCTTTCTTGGTGTCGAAGGAATGGAAAAGAAAGAAACCATTAAGTACTTTCGAAATCCATTCAAACTTGTTCCGATTGGGCAAATTGCTGAGATTGCTGATAAATTTACTCGTAACGAAATTCTCTCCTCAAATGAGATGAGAAGTTATATGGGTATTCCGCCTTCTGACGATCCTAAGGCTGATCAGTTAATAAATAGCAATATGCCAATGCAAGAGCAAGCACCAGCTGGCCCATCATTTGAAGACATGGACCGGCTTATGAATGATGTCTTCTCTGGACTTGAATCGGATCTTGACCAAATTGAAACGGGGTTGTAAATTGGACCCTGAAAAATTTATTGAGAAATACCTATCTCACGAGCTTCCATATGATCCGGTTAAAGCACACGAATATTATCTACGTACTCGTGAACTAAAAGGTCGTCGTAGTGTTTCGCAACTTAGAGGTAAAAGTAAAAAAGAAGGCTGGTTATATACAAAAAACCAGATTGACGAAAAGCATAAACTAGACGAAACGACGCTTGCTTTAACATCTTTTACTATCTTAACACGATCGGCTTTGATAGATGTTGATATCTGTTTTTTATTTTCATTAGCGTCTTTTCCTACTGCTTTTATTTGACCCTCTCCTTCACCAATTAAAGCAGAGATTTGTTCGTTTCGTTTTGCGTTAAGAGCAGCGGTCTCCTGTTTACTTAGGCCTTCTGG